GTTAATAAGGCAGAATAATATAGACGTGGAAGACAACTTATTATTTGGGTTGTGTGTGATAAATAAGGTTGAAGCATGGAGGTTTCAAAGTGAAAAATAATTAAAAAATTTGACATATTTATTTTTTGAATAATATTAGTGCACAATGAATAAAATAGATGTTATTAGAAAGATAATTAAGGCAAAGAAAGATAAGTTAAATATCTTTATTCCAGAACCATTTGGTACGAAATATAAAATGAATCTTTGTTTTTATAAGTTATGTTTTCTATTAGAAGAAGGTACGAATAAGTTAGTTTATAAAGACGGTAATGACAATAGTATTCCTATAACGACAAGAATTTTTCACACGTACTTGAAGATGAATAGACCAGGAGCGAATACGGCTCTTTATAAGATTAAGAAAGCTGGTATGATATTCAAGTTATCAATATATGGAAAAGAGGTATATTATCTTAATCCCAAATATGCTTTCAATGGTGATGAAATTCCTTATTTTTTAATGAAGTTATTTGAAAGAGATGACGAATTGTTGTATAATGAAAATAAATTTAAAATAAAGGAAGTTAAGAATGAAGATAATATTTGATTATCCTCCAAATTATGATAGGATATGTAAATATTTTCCAGTAAAAAACAGAAAAGGAATAGTGTTTACTTATGGAAATCTGTTATATAATCCTGATGATGGGTATATTCCAGAACATTTAGTTGTACACGAGGAAACTCATGCAAGACAGCAAGAAGAACATAATGGTGGAGCAGTTGGATGGTGGGAACAGTACTTTAAAAATGCAAAATTTAGGTTATTGCAAGAGCTTAAAGCATATCAAAATCAATATCAGTATGCAGTGAAACACGAAAATAGAAAAATGAGAAGAGTGATTCTTGACAGAATATCTAAAGACTTTGCTTCTGATATATATGGTAATTTATTAACTAAGAAAAATGCAAGGAAATTAATAACTGGAGATGCTAAAATAAAATGAAACAAATAATAGTACATAATCCTAATAATTTACCAACTGTTTTGTATACTGAGTTGGTTGATTTACAAGGAAATCTAAAAATAACAGATGACAGTAAAATAGAGAAGTTAAAGAACTCTATTATTAAGTATGGTATATTCACACCCAAGTTTTTGTGGTTAAATAGTGGCAAGTATTATATTATGGATGGACATCAGACAGTTAAGGCACTGTGTTCGTTAGAAGTTGATGGTTATGATATACCAGAGATACCTTATGTTCTTATAAAAGCAAAAGACAGAAAAGATGCTGGAGAGAAGCTATTGCAGATAAATTCAAGATATGGTGAAATTAACTTTGAGACAGATTTTTTTGAAAGGTTTGATATTGATATTGCGTATTTAGAAGAAATAGAAATACCCGAATTAGAAGAACTGGTATTTAAAGATGAAAAATATGGTGAAATAGAAGGAGAAGATGATATTCCTGAAGAAGTTGAGCCGATATGCAAAACAGGCGATTTATGGCAACTCGGCGATAATCACAGATTGCTTTGTGGTGATGCCACCAAAAAAGAGGATGTTGAACGATTGCTGGATGGGAATAAAGCGGATATGGTATTTACTGACCCACCTTATGGAATAAATTATAAATATGAAGGATATGATGATATTGAAGGAAAAGAGTATATTAATTTTTGTAAAAAATGGTTTGAAAATATAAGAAACATACAATTAATAATTATTACGACAGGATGGAAATATAAAAATTTTTGGTATAGTTTTTGTCCTTTATCGGAAATGATTTGGTTTGACAAAACAAAACAAAGTGGAAATAATGTTTCTTATTTAAGAAAAACAGAACCAATATTTATTTTTGGTAAAATTAATAATAAATATAGTTGGGATATTTTTGAAATAGAACAGCCAAGAAATGACGGATTAAGGGAAATTCATACATGTCCTAAACCAATTGAGCTTATTGAAAAACTGATTATTCCGCAATCTGAAAAAAGTGATATAATATTAGATATATTTCTTGGTTCTGGAACAACATTAATAGTATGTGAAAAGACAAACCGCAGATGTTTTTCAATGGAGATTGATTCCCATTATGTTGACGTTGCCATTCAAAGATACGTAGATTACACTGGTAATAACGAACTTTTGAGAAACGGTGAAAAATTCTTATGGAAAAAATAAAGAGAATTTGTCCGATTTGTGGCGATAGATTTATTCCATTTGGTGAATATACTAATAAGAAAACAGGATATTCAAGAAAACAAAAATATTGTAGTAAGGAATGTTGGAATAAAAGAAACCCAAAATCAACCAAGATTTGTCCAGTGTGTAATAATTCATTTGATACATATATCAGAGAAAAGATTTACTGTTCATTAGAGTGTAGAAATATTGGGATGAGAGGTAAAAAACTATCTCAAGAAACTAAAGATAAGATGTCAAAGGCAAAACAAGGATATATGCCAGTTAATATTTTCCTGAGTGGAGATAAACACCCATTTTGGTTAAAAGATAGAAGTAAGGTCGCTTTTATTGAAACCCCCGAATATAATAAGTTCAGAAAAAGAATATTAAAGCGGGATAACTATACGTGCCAGCATTGTGGGCGTAGGGGCAAAGCTGGTTATCGACCCATTTTAGATGTTCATCATATTAAATCAAGAAAAAATTACCCAAATTTAGCACTGGATGAATCGAACTGTATAACGTTATGCCGTGAATGTCATAAAAAAACAAACAGCTATCTGAAAAGATGGGACACAGGAATGGAAGCAGTAAAGGTGTGAACAATTACAATCCTATGTCATTATTCGATAATAAAAGATACTTTGATTTTACAGGAAATAATAAATTGATTCGTAATGGCAAAAAATATATATGGCAGTAAAATATAAAAAAGTAACAGAATTAGAATGGGATAATATTAAGTTGAACTTTATTACTCGTTCGGACGAACCATCATTAAGGACTTTATCTAATGAATTTGATATTCCGCTATCAACTATGGCTAATAAATCAAGAGATGATAATTGGGTAGAGGAAAAGAATAATTTTCACAATGGAGTATTAGCTAAGGTAAAAGGTGAAATAGAGCAAACTACTTTATCTCGAATAAGACAGAGAAATACTAAATACATAGAATGGATTGACAGTGTTATTGCTAAAGCATGTAATAAGTTTTCTATAGAACTTGAAAAAGACAGACCTGCTATTATGTTAGGAATTAAAGATATTACAGAATTAATGAAAACGAGAAAAATGTTATTAGGAGATTCTCCTAATATAAGGAGTCTTATTATTAATATAAATAAACCAGTAGAAGAAATGAATAATGAAGAGATAAAAGTATTAAGAAGTCAGATTGATTTAATAAAAGCAGGTAAGATAACAGAAGCAGAATTTGTGACGGTAGAAAATGATTAAGCTTGATATGAATTTATTAGACAAGCAGTGCTTGACAATGGAGCACTCAATAAATGAAGAATTTATAGCACAATTTGTAATAGAAAATAATAACGGATTTTGGAACTTCTGTAAGTATTTAGACCCTACTTTTTTCTATGATGAAAAAACTGCTTTGCATAAATTTGCAGATTTATTGCAAAAGGTATCTCAGGGCATTATTAAGAAATTAATAGTAAATATGATGTCAAGAACTGGAAAGAGTTATATAACAACAATGTGGTGTCTTTATTCTTTAGGTCACAATCCTACTGGTTCTATAATGAGAAATGCTTATGGAGATAAACTTGCAACTAAATTTAGTAGAGATATAAGAAAAGTAATAGGATTGCCAGGAGCTACACTTGATGTAACAAAACGCTATCATAACATATTTCCTAATATAAAATTAGACCCAAGACAACAAGGAGTATATGACTGGGCTTTAGATAACGCAAAAGATATTTCTTATTCTTGTACTGGGATGACTGGTGCTGCAAAAGGGCAAGGTTGTGATATTGCTCTTATTTTAGACGACCCAAGTAAAGACGAGAAAGAAAGTATTTCTGATACAATGCACGAAGATGTGTGGACTAAGTATCTAATGACACACAGGGACAGAAAGGCAGATGAAGATGTTGCTGAAATAATAATAATGACAAGGGCTAATGTTGCAGATATTACTGGTAAGTTAGAAGAAGTAGAAGGGTTAGTTGAAAATGGTGGAGTTTGGACAAAATTTGTATATCCTGCACTTGACGAAAAAGATAAATCCTTTTGCGAAGCAATGAAAACCACCAAGCATTTGTTACATGAAAGAAATGTATATAAAAAAGCAAACCAATTACAAATATGGGAAACTCAATTTCAACAGAATCCAGAACCACGAGAGGGCTATACTTTTCCTGTTGATGAATTACAAAGATTTAAGGTGGATGAATTGCGAACAGATGATGAAACTGCAAGATATGTAACAGTTGATTTCGCAGATGCTGGTGATGATTTTTTGTCAGCACCTTGTGCTAAGATATACGGAAGACTTGTGTATGTAACTGATGTATTATTTACAAGAGAACCTGCAAAAATTACTGAAGGATTGTTAAGTAAGCTATTTCTTTCTTTCTTACCACATAAAGCAAAGTTTGAAGCGAACAGTGGCGGTAATTTGTTTGCAGAAATGGTTAAGAGAAATATAAGAAATTTAATAAGTACTTATATTAAAGTAGAGACAAGTTCTTCTAATAAACATACAAGGATACTTTCAAGAAGTGGGATTATTTTAGAAAATTTTTACTTTTTAGACGAAAACGAATATGAAATCGACTCAAATTACGCAAAGTTTATAAAAAATTTGACAACTTATAGAAATGATGGTAAGAGTAAACATGATGATGCTGCTGATTCCGTAGCAATGCTTGTGGATTTAGTTGGAGTTGGTGGCGGAAAAACGACAGTAATAGGTTATTAAGGAGTATATATGGACTTAAAAAATTTTAATGTTGTGGTATTAGATACTGTTACTAAAGAAATAATTAAATTCACCGATGCAATACCAAGCGAAGTAAAGACAGAAGTAAAAAATGGCGGTCTTATAGATAGACCTGTTAATATGTTTCAACTTGCAGATTTAGCAGATATGGACCCAACTCATCGTGCTGCAATAGAAATTAAAAAGAATTGTATATTAGGTAATGGATGGAAATTTTTACACGATAAGCATAAAACAAAAATGAAAGAAATTAATGAGTTTTTTCTTAACCCTAATGATAATTTCTGCGAAACCATTGATGATATTTTAAGTAATTTAATAGATGATTACGAAACATTTGGCAATGCCTATTTAGAATCTGCTGGAATTTCTAACAAACACGCATTGTATCATTTCTGTGCAAGAGATTTATGGGCTAAACCATATAGAATACAAGGTAAACTATTAGCTGATAGGGTTGAAAAATGGGTACAGTTACATCCAGATTTTACAAGAAAAGAATTCCTTGATTTCGCATCTGCGAAGAAGTTACAAAGTGGACAACATTATATAGTTCAATTAAAAAACTATACATCTAAATCTTCATTTTATGGACTGCCAAAATATCTTGCTGCTATTCAGGCAATTATAGAAAATATTTATATTAAAGAATACGGAATGTCTTTTTTCAAGAACGATGCGAGACCTGCTGTTGCGATTCTTATGACAGGTGGAGCTTGGGGTGATGAACAGCAAAAGGCAGTCGTCCAATATATGGGTACTGAAATGAAAGGTGTTGCCAATTCACATAAAGTTCTTGTTCTTCATACTGACGAAATGGGTGCTAATATTAAAATACAGGAATTATCAAAGGTGTTAGATGGTAATTTTCTTAAAGAAACAGAAAAGAATAGAGATGAAATTGCAAGAGTTCACGGACCCATCCCTCCGAAGTTACTTGGTATTTCAGAAGGTAGTGGTATAGGCGGTGGTGGTGAATCTATAGGCGAATTAAAAACCTTTATGGAAATAGTTATTAATAAAAAACAGAGAGTAATTGAAAATTTTGTTAATAAAGTATTGATGAAGATTTTTGATATAGACTGGAATCCAGAATTTAAGTTTATTAATATTGATATTACTTCCGCAAAAGATGATGCTGTTGTTCATTCTATTTATGCTAAGATTATTGACAAAACAGGAAAACCAGTATTAACGGTTGATGAAATTAGAAAAAGAATAAATATGCCAATAGACGCAGAAGGTGAGTATATGTCTGATTCCAAGAAAAGTCCAACAGATGATAAGGGTGGAGTTAATATTGGAACAGACATTCAAGACGAACCAGATGGTATTACAGAGGTTAATCCTGATAAAAACAAAGACGTGGAGAATCCAGAATGACAATAGAAGAAAGGGTTGATGCCATAGAAAATTTATTGTCTCAATTAATTCCTGAATTTTTAACAATGAAGTTAAGATTAGATACAATCAATTTAATGATGCAGAAGGAGTCGTTGAATAAATTAAATATTGGTGAAAGTGATATAAAAAAACTTATTAAAAGGACTCGTTCTTAAAAAAAAATTAAAATAATTTGACAGATTGCTTTTTTAATATTAAAAATGAACTAAAGAATAAATTAAAGGAGTTGCTAATGAAAGCAATTGAAATTAAAGGACTACGAGTAGAGTTTGTTTCTTACGTTAAGAAAGGTGCAAATAAGAAAAAATTCTTTCTTGTAAAGTCGGAAGAGGGTTCTCCAGAACCTAACGTTGAAAAAGAAGTTAAAATCCTTATCAATAAAGAAGAAGATAGTCCACACTTAATTTATGGTATTGTTTATTCTCCAGGTGAAGTTGATTCTCAAAACAACTTTATGACTGCAAAAGAAATTCAATCTGCTCAACATAATTTTTTAAAAGATTATCGGCTAATTGATGAAGGACATAGTAAAATACCTGGTGCTGGTGAAGTTGTTGAATGTTCTTGCGCTCTTGTTGATATGGAAATTGAAGGCGAATTAATTACAAAAGGAAGTTGGATTCTTGTAACAGAACCTGATGATGAGGTGTGGGAATTAATCAAAAGTGAAGAATATACAGGATAT